GACAGCAGACCGCAATAATCCTACATACAATCTCGGCAAGTATGTCCGCGATTCTCTGTTAGCACAGATTACCAAAGAGACGCCTAACGCACTACAGGCGACGTATAATCCACTGACTGGGTTTTACATATTAAATGCCCCTTCATCTAGTACGGTTTGGGCGCTCGATCAACGCAGGCGCTATCAAGACGACACAGGTAATGTGTGCTCGCCTGTAACGACATGGAGCATGCGCGCTACGGCGATGATGACATCCCATAACAACCTCATGTACATCGCGCGCACAGCAGGCAAAGTTGGTCTATATACTGGCAATACAGACGAAACCCTAGCCTACGACTTTAGTTGGATTTCTCCTTGGATATCCTTTGCGCAACAGGGCGGGCCACAGCTTTCAGTGCATCTGAAGATGTTGAAGCGCTACAAGGCCATCATATTCACTGGTGGTAATGCCGTTGTGGGTATAACTTGGGGTACGGATTTCTCTAATCTGACTAATTCAGCTAGCTTTAATTTAGCCAGCTTTGGCAACAATGCACAGTACGGTATTGGTCAATATGGCATCGGCCAATATGGCGGCGGGGCAACATCCGTGTTCGTTACCTACGATTCGCGCGCCCGAGGCCAGTACTATCAATTTGGCATGACTGTGAGCGTGACCACTGTCTTCGCTCTACAGCAGGTTCAAGCCGCCGTTAAACTAGGACGTGTCGCGTAATGAGTAACTACACCCAGACTACCTTCTTCACTCCGAAAGATACGCTGCCGGCAACTGATCCTAATAAAACGATCTTTGGGGCCGCGTACGACGTAGAGTTTGGTAATATTCAAACTGCTATAAATAGTAAGCAAGACTCCGGCTTTGGTACTAGCTTTGCGAGTATAAATGTCACGGGGAATGTAGCTCCGGCTAATGGCATATATCTACCTTCCGCTAATACGCTCGGTCTAGCTTCAAATAGTGTATTGCGTGTGTCGATAGCTAGCGATGGCGGTGTATTCTTGGCAGGAGCCACGGGTAGTAGCCAAGGGTCGGGCACAATCAATGCCACTGGTTTGTTTGTAAATGGCATACCTGCGCTGACTGCCCCGCCGGGGCAATATGCCATAAATGGCAACCCCAGCGCGTCGTTCAGTTCTGGTTTCGGATCTGTTATGCGATGGACTACTACCGAATGTACTGGAGCAGGTTCGCTTGCGGCCGGAACTGGCTCAGGGGGTAACGGCCCCGCATGGTCATCGGCCGGAAGTACTGGCGGCTTTGCCGGCTTTGCTGCAGTGCCGGGGGCAACTACGATTTTCGCAGCTTCCGCGAATGCAAGGCTAGCGACTGCTACAGGTTCTGCTAACCAGCAGAGTGAGCTAGACGGCGGTCTATTTGGCTCTGCCTTAGAGCAATCAATGTTCCGCCTCTTAAGCCCGGCGTTGCCAGTAGGCGGCTTCGCCCTCGTGTGGTATGGCGGGTTTGACAGCGGAATAACCGGCAACACTATGTTTGTTGGAATAGGCCCTTCTGGCGCCGCTCTAGCGGGTAATCAAGTACCTAGTGCCATTTTGAACTGCGTGGGCTTCAGTAAAGATACTGGCGACACAAATATACAGTTCATCTATAACAACAACTCAGGAACTGCTACCAAAACCGATACTGGCATGACATGGATTGGTATACAAGACCACATGCTTAAAATGTACATAACATGCGACGTATTAGGTAATGTTGTCGCTACGTTAACAGATTTGGAATCTGGAGGCCAGGGTACTGTTACCTATAATATCCCAACAGCTACTGCTAAATTGCCGGTAGCTAACGCAACTCTCATGCCTCGGTTCTATATTAGTACTGGAACTGCTACGACGGCGCCCGTGAAGATTGCCTTCAATTGGATTTCAACTGCTTCCGGTTTTATCGCGTAAAAGAGAATATCTATGTCAATGCAATATCATCATACAGACATGGCGGCAGTTGGGGTGGGCGGACTGCTGGCTGTATCGAATGTCTTAGAGCGGCTTGCTGGAGCGCAAGGATGGCTTGCTAGCCTATCCTATATTGCTACGCTCGTGGTAGCAGCAGTTACGATCTATTATAAGTTTCGGAATAAGAAGTAAAATATGGGTGTATTTGGCAATGATCCTTCCCCGCAGATGACAGCGCCTCAGACTGGTTACCAGCCGGCTGGAGCTGGGTTTGCCAATCCATTTGGGCAAGGCGGATCTCCTAGTGGCGGCACTGGTATAGATTGGGGCTCAATTGGTAATTCCCTCGGCAATGTGCTAGGCACAGGTGCCGGATTATACGGCGCTTATAGCAACGCCCAGCAAGGGCAGAATACTCTTAACGCTGGTAATACCGGATATGGTATGGCTAGCGGCGCGTACAACCCTTCGCTGTTTCAAAGCAGTGGGGTTGGTGGAACCGGCTTCTCGGTGTCCTCTCCCACCAATGGGGGGCCGGGTTCCATTAACTCGTCATTAGGGGCCATGAATCCGATGTACGGCAATTACGCCGGAGCCGCGGGAGGTTTCCTAGGGCAGAGCCAAGGACTAGCTAATACAGCAGCCGGAGGCGCAACTGGAGCCTATCAGTCGGCTCTTGCCAGCATTATGCCGCAGTTGCAGCAGATGCAGGGCAATCTCCTGTCTGCTAATAACAACGCCCTGTTCCAGCGGGGACAGATGGGCAGTGGCAGCTTCGGGCAGATGGGTGCTGGCGGAAACCCTGTTAATCTAACGACTCAGAGCCTTGGTGCAGGATTCGCACAGCAGGATCTGAACGCTATTACTGCTGCACAGAATCAAGGGCTTAACTTCTTCAACAGTAACCTACAAGGTGCGAGTGCTCTGTCCGGGATGAGTCAGGGAGCTACCAATACTGGATTGGGCATGATCGGCGCGCAGAATGCGCTCGCCCAGAATCCTCTAGCCTACAGTGGTCTATACGGAAATCAGCAAATCGGTGCTACAAATGCCATGGGTGGCATGATAGGGGCTGTGGCCGGACGCGGCGGGGCTTTAGGCGCCGCTGGCGGCGGAATGGGCGGACTAGCTACGGGATTATCTAATGGCATGGGCGCTAACGCCGGGCCGGGCGGCAATTCACTTGGCACTATCGGCAATCTGATTAACGGAGGCCGCTCGCTTTACAATGCCATGACTGGTCCTCCTTCTAGCGGTACAGGATTCGATACGATGGGCGGCAGCACGCAGAATCCGGGCGCTACAGGTGACATGAGCAACGGATTCAGCATGAGCAATTACGGGGCGCCTGATATGAGCCAGGGTTATAGCATGTCTGACTATGGTGCTGTAGATCCGAGTCTAGGTTTTAAGGGGGCTGGCGGGCAAGCCGCTACTGGTTCCGCTACACAGGCAGCAGGATCAGGTCCGGGCATAACTAATATGCTTGGAAGTGCTATGAACGTCGGTAACGCTGCTATGGGCATGTATCAAGGGATACAGAAAGGCGGCGTCATGGGATACGGCACGGCCGCTATAGATGCAGGTAAGCTAGCTAATATGTCTGGGGCTACTAGCATCCCGGCCCTTGGGCCGGCGAGCGCAGTGCTTAGCACATATAGTGCGATCAAGAATTGGCAATCAGGCAATACTGGCAGTGATGCCATTCAGGGGGCAGAAGCCGGGGCTGCATGGGGTAGCATGTTCGGCCCAGTAGGCACAGTCGCCGGAGCCGTTATCGGTGGAGCTGTTGGGGCACTATCTAGTGCATTCGGTGGAGGTAGGCCCGACCTAGAGACTGGCGGATGGAACAACTATGCCGCAGCATATGATAAGGCCAATCCGGCTACGCAATCTGCCATGATGCAAAGTCTGAGCCCTTCGCAGGCATATCAGAACCTTGCTGGCGTCATGGATGCTAAGAACAATACACCGGGTCATAGTGAGCCCATTGAGCAGGTATTCGGGCGCATGGGCGAGAATAACCTGATGACAGCCCTTACGGGGCAACTTAATCAAGATTTGAAATCTGGGACTATTACACCTGGAGAATCCATTGCTGAGCAATGGAATCAGCAGATTTATCCGTGGCTTGCTAGTAAAGGCGCTACGATTGATCCAAATGCTAAGACTTCAACAGGGGCTAACGAAGGCCAAGCTCTAGTTGGTGATCTACAGTCTCTAATGAGTTCGTGGGAGAAAGGTAATCTGACTGCTTATAGCCAAGTTGGCGTAAACGGGCAGACTATTAGCGGGTTACAGGCACCGGGAGGGGGGACTTATGCAGCTCCTCCTCCTATTGCTGCCGCACCGGGTAACGGGAACATAATGGGATAACTATGGCACAGCAAGACGACAGCGCATATCAAAGTAATCCATATGGGACGCAAGATCCCACGCAACTATTTCAGGATATGACGCAGAAGAATCAGCAAACTGGTGTTGCTGGTGGCATCCAGCAAGGATTAGCCGCTGCTGGCGGCAACTCAGACCTTAATAGAGCTAGGTTTGTTCAGACGCGCATGGCACAAATTCTTCAGACTACTGGGGAAGCCAAAGATGATGAAGATCCTCTAGACTTCCAGATGCGGCAAGCTAGGGCTGTCTCCAGAGGGTTTGCTAACGCCGATCCCCGCATTAGCATGAATGCCGATCAACAAGTAATCCGCTTACAGAATGCCAAGGCCGAGCAGGCTAAGCTGAATGCTACTACGGAATACCAGAAGGCAGAAACGACTAAGGCGAAGATGCAGACTGCTGAAGCTGCTGCCGATCCTATGATCGTGGTTCGTAATAAGAAAGATCAATATGGCCTTGACACCATGGAACGGGTAGGCGCTCCTGTGACGATGTTCAATGATGATGGTACCTCGCGGACAGGTTGGAGCAACGATATCCGCGGGGAAATGCAGAAGGCTGGAGGGACGCCCGACCTGACGTTTATGAAGCAGTCCGACTACAATAAGTTCATGTCTAATGAGAACCGCACGTTAGCTCAGGCTATCCGCGCTAAGCAGATGCAGGATTTGCAGATGCTATCTGTGCAGTCGCCAGAGGCGGTTAAGGCGCAGGCGGAGCGCGTAGAAAATGGCCTAGAGCAGCTACCGACGCCTCCGGCCGGCCGCAATCCTGTATTGATGCTGAACTACAATCGCCTGGCCGATCAGATTAGTGCCGATGGCATGGACCCCGGTTCTATCCATCGCGAAGTCTATCAGAACAATCTGACGCATCAGCGGGCTTTCAATGAAGGCACTCAGGCAGACAATATTCGGCGCTTTGGCGTTATGATGACCCACGCGGAATTGGCGCGGCAATACTTTGCCACGCTAAAGGAATCGGAATTCGATAAGGGAAAGATTCCGCTGCTCAACGCTATTACTAATCGCTGGCAGGCTATGACTGGTGAAAGCGGCCCTATAACCGTAGATTCGGTTAATGAGTTCCTCGCTGACGAAGCGTCTAGCGCTATTATCGGCGCTAAGAACGGCACTGCCTTGACAGATCGTATATCAGCTCAGAAGAAGACGAATAAAACCTCGTCTCCTGCGCAGTATAACAGCGTCATTGATTCGTGGCAGAACCTCGCCTCCGGCCAGCTCGAAGGCTATCACCGTGAATGGGCTAGTGGCCTTCGTAAAGGCAACGGCGATACGTGGGACAAGGCTCTACTGGATAAATACTGGTATGGCGATGAAACCAATGTCGGTAAGGTGACCCCAGAAGCTAAGGCATGGGCAGAGAAGTCACAGGGCGGTAAGACGCCGGCTCGTAGTGAGGCTTCCCAGATCGCCTCTGCTCCGGGCGAAGGTACTACAGGTACCGTTACCCAGAACGGACAGACTCTTGATTATGTAATACGCGGCGGCAAGAAGATTGTTACAAGGGTGCATTAATGGCTTTCAAGGTAGGCGACGCTATCCCTGATCCTGAGCATGTAGAGGCGGCTAAGCTCGGTGAGCCTGCTTCTGCGACTCCGGATAACCCGAAAGGCGCAATAGGAAGGCCGCCAGAGCCTCCGGCACAGGCATCTGATACTGCCCCGGCGGGGGGGCCTGTCGCCGCTCCTAGGGCTTCCTATAAGGTCGGGGATACCATTGACGAGACCTCCCTACCAGTCGATCAGACCCATGGCCTTATACAGCGGCCGGGGGAAGCCCCTGTTCCGCAGCCACCTGTCAATTTTACATATGACGAGAAAACTGCTAAAGAAGCCCAAGCCTTTGATTATTCTAAATCTCCTCTACGGCATCTGATGTCTGAGGATACTGCTAGGGCTCTCGTGCAGGCCCATCTAAAGCAGGAAGGCATAAAGACTACCTTGGGAGACAATATCAACCGGGCAGCTTTGTTCTTCCTGAACGACAATGTGAAAGATCACATGTCCACTGTGCTAGATAGCATGGGCTCCAATAAGTCGTGGGATCAGCTCGCGTCAGAATATGGTCAGTTGCGCAAGAGCCGGGATACAGCCAATCCGGTAACTGCGCAAGCCGGTAGCCTTATAGGCGGAACTACCGCGGCTGTAACAGCAGGGGCGGGGCTAACTGGCGCTGCTAATAGGGCGGCGCAGGCAATGGGAACAGCCGTTCCTCCTACCATCTACCCGGCTATCGGCAGAGCTGTGGCTGCTACTGGCGCCTTCCTGAAGCCGATTCTGGATGAAGCAAAGACAATGGCTAAATGGTCAATACGCTACGCCGTAGCTCGTAAGACATGGCACGCAATAGAGGGAGAGTAACATGGGTATATGGGATTTGGTGGCAGCACCAATACTGAAGATCATAGATAAGGTTACACCTGATGTAGCCGCCAGAGACGCAATAAAAGCACAGCTTAACCTGCTAGGGGCTCAGGGAGCGCTGCAGGAAGAACTGATACAGCTTCAAGCTGTGACTACGGCGCAGACCGACATCAATAAGGTAGAAGCGGCCAGCACGTCTTTGTTCGTAGCCGGATGGCGCCCCTATGTCGGCTGGATCTGCGGCACAGCCCTTGGGCTGGATTGCATTATCCGTCCGATAGTCAATTGGACTGCTGCCCTGTGCGGCCATCCCGTAGACTTCCCTACTCTTAACGATCCTATCCTGAAGACCACCTTAGCTGGTATGCTCGGACTCGGCTTCGGGTTGCGGACCTACGAGAAGCAGGCCGGCGTCGCCGGTAACCATTAATGAATCCTGTCCCTTCTGCTGTAATCGCAGCTTTGCTGCCAGTTCTGCATATTGCCGAAGGCTGTAAACTTCAAGCGTATCAGGACGCTGTGGGAGTGTGGACAATAGGCTGGGGTCACACTGGGCCAGAGGTACACGAGGGGCTTGTTTGGACTCAATCACAGGCAGACTCCCAACTTGGATTAGATATGCTAGTTCACTATCAAGAGCTAGTGTCTTCGTATTCCCGCATCGTGGACATGTCACCGGCCCGACAAGCTGCCCTGCTGGATTTCGTGTACAATGAGGGTATTGGTCAATTTCAGTCTTCCACTTTACGTAAAGACCTACTACTCGGGAAATTAGACGACGTACCAACGCAACTATTGCGCTGGGACGTAGCTGGTGGTAAAATTCTCGCAGGGCTAGACCGCCGAAGAAAAGCAGAATGTGCGCTATGGAATCAGGGTTAGGAAGTCTGCCCATGGGTATCCTTTCAGTAGTTTGACCTTTGCATATGCATACTTATAGTCCAATATACGCTGCTGCTCTCGCCAGTACGCCTCACGATCTGGCTTTGCCATGCGCTTGTTTTCCTCGAAGGCATTAAGCAGCACAGCATTATTGTATGGAAATGGTAGGTTAGTCTCTGGTTCGCGCTGTGCGCGCCATGAGCGGAAACGTTCCCCGTAGTATTGCTGCTGCTTCTGGCAGATGCGCGTCCACGGCTGGCGGCGCAGCCACATACCGAATCGTGAGTTCCACCATCTGGAGAGATAAAAGTGGCGTCTACGAATAAATATAGTCATAAAGATCCCTTGTGCTATAAGGTCTACAACTGGGAAGATGGACAGCGCATAGCTGGCCTTGACATGATGCTATCAGGAACAGTTCGGCGGTGGGTTGCCAAGGCTTGTCGCTTCTACAGGGTCCGCCCTCCCAAGGTCGGATTCCTGCCCGCCAAGGCTAGACTCAGCGGATATAGCCCGACAGACAAAGCAATTGGATTCGTGGCGTTCCACAAGAATCCGGTCGTAGTGCTGCACGAGTCGGCCCACCACATCGCCGACGTTCTTTTTGGCAGTGAAAACTGTACGCATCATACCCATGAGTGGTTCTCCATCTATATGTGGCTATTGCTCAAGTTTGAAGTTTACGAGCCAGCTTTTCTGCGCGCGTCGTTGAAGCCGTATGGATTACGACTTCGGCCGCTTTCACCGGAGCGGGTTCTAAAGCCTTAACCATAGCCTTCCAGTAGGCCATATTCGCCTTAGTCATCGCCAACTGCTTCCTAGCCTCTACCAAATCAGCCTCCCCCTCGGGAGGCTTTTTCATTTCCCGCATCTGATGAACGATCTTATCCGCTATAGCCGGATCGGCCGGCTTTGCGCGAACTGCTCCCGCCAGCAGGGCAGCTTCCTCAGCAGTCGGAACAACATCAGCTATCTGGATACCAGCTCCGCCCATCTGCTTCTCTCGCTTGGCCTTCAGAGCAGCCTCGCGGGTAAGGGCAGCCGCTGCCCCTGCCCTCTCGACAATAGCGCTGCGTACTGCCCCCATCCATATCTTAATCATGTCCCGGCGCATGTCGATCTGGAATGGTGTACACTCGAAGGGAGTGGGGTCGCCAGGGAGGGCAATGACATACTTCATAAGCCCGTTGCCGCAGTCAACCTGTTGGGTCTTGTCTATGATCCAGCCGTCATTGATATCTACACCCTCTACGCTCGGCACAGCTTCCGCAGTTGCCAATGTATCTTCCATACTTGCGCCGGGAGTTGCCGCTAGTCTACTCATGTCAATCGTCCTTTACGTTCGTCTAATACGCTAAGCATTGTCTTGCCCCTCGGCCACTTGCCGCAGTTCGTGCAATGATACTGCTGATATGCAGATGCTTGCGTATAGTGTACACCGCGCTTTTCTACCTTCGTGCTACCGCAATTCGGGCATGAGAACTTCTTGCCAGTGTAGACAGACACATTCGGATGGTGCTCAATCCACGGAAGTAGGTTGAGGTACAGCTTCTCCGTCTTGAGTACATCCTTTTTGTTGTACGTCTTCATGACCTTCCAAGCACTGGGCACATCCATCAGACAGGCTGTCCAAAGATTCTGCCCCAGAAACTGCTTATGCTTGTCCTTACCTTCTCCGCCGTTCACTACGCGGTCAAGCCACTCCAACCTATTGCTGGCAAAGGACGCTACCTTCTTAGCAACTTTCTTGGTATCCACCACACGAATAGGGGAATAAGGCTTGATACGGTTGGCAATCAGGCGGGAGTTAATCACACGAACGTCAAAGTCCGCGCCGTTCTGAGCCACTACGATGTCCGTTTCGTTGAGTTTATCAGCAAGCCACGCGCAGAGCGCCCCGTCCTCGCGAACCCGACTCGGCCCTTTCCCACTGGTATCCTTGTACTCAAACTCGCCGCCTAGTCGCTTGTATCCTACAGACAGTATCGTGCGATCATCGGTGATCTGATCTAACCCAATGTTCTGCTGCCAGAGCCCCCATGTATACACATGGTAGGGCGAGGTTTCGATGTCTACAGTCGCTATTACAGGTTTCATTATTATCCTTGAAAATACTTCATATTATCACGTACCCATTCTATATTAGTCGGAATAGGCTTGCCTGCGTTGTACAGATAAAACGTCTTCTTACACAATGTTCCGACGAATGCCTCCAGATTGGCCCCTTTGCTATTTTCCCAGCCGGGAAGTAGAACGATAGCATCTACCTGATCCGCAACGATCTTCACGTCACGGGCTAGGAAGTCACCCCATGTTCCACCTATTCCATTAGTCTGCCCGATCTTACCTCCATCCGGGCTAGCCATGCAGGCAGCGCGGACTTCGGGATGATCGAGTTCAGCCGGACTAACAATGTCCCAGCCAGCAGCCCTGAGTGCCCATGAGGCAGCGTCAAAAGCCGGAATGTTGTACTGCGGAATGCCGCTCATCGGTCCCGCTACATATGCCTTGATTCCCATTACTTCGCTCCTCGCGCCACTGGCGCTCCGTTAGCCTCTGCCTCTAGCTGTGCTGCGGCGCATGCTCTCCATGCTCTCGCCATTGAATGCGGGATTTCATAGATTGCATCAGCCGTTTCGAGATACTCAACATCGCCTCGTTCCACAGTATGCCTACCAATACAATCTTCCTGATCGGTGCTCTTTCCACGAGCCCAATGGAGCGCTTGGCCGTGGTTGTGCTTCTGATTACCAGCCCAACTGACAAAGGCAACGCCAGCGGCAGTAGCAGGGAAGTAATCAAGGAAGCCAGTGACAATAGGATGCTGCTTACGAGCAGAACTGTCAGAGGGCAGGCCCCAATGAAACGGGATAATCGGCTTTGCGGGTACAGATACAGCATTCATGCTACCATCCTCTTTGCTCGTTTGTAGACCTGTCGGGCGGATATCAGCTTGAGGCGCAGAGCGAACCTAGTCGGCACCAGTTGCTTATCCTCACCTTCTCCTACCTCTTTGGCGTATTGCTCGCCCTTGTGATTGCGCTGAATCTCTGCCTCGTAGTCATCAGGGTAGGTAGCGGAGATAGCCCCTCCGGTAGAGACTTGTGCCATTTCGCGCATGCCCTGCCGGATCTTCTTGGCTAGTTTAAGGTTAATCGGAATCTCCTACAAGCCTAGCTTTCTTGCCAAGGCTCTTGAGAAGCGCTACGTCTTCCTCTGCTACCTTCTCGGACGTGCGGCTGGTCTCTAGCACCCATGCCTCATGTTCCTCATCGTAACTCTCTGTTTCATATCGTTTAACCATGTAACCACTCCTCGGGCAGCCGGCCTTTCCACACACAAACAGGTCTCTTAAGATATTTCTCTATCCAACTTGCGGCAGTACCGGAACCAAGTTTCCAATCCCTTTGGAGTACGAAGCGGACATCAATGTCCGGCCGCGCTTTACAGAACGCACGGAGAAGCGCACGTTGGTCAGCCCTAATATACCCTTTGCTCTCAATGTAAAATCCTGCATGGCTGTAAGTGCGTTCATTTCCACGGTATGCGTAAGCAGAATATAAATCCGGCGTAAACTCCCGTCGTTGACTAATCTCAGTAGACTCGCAAGAGTCACAGGTAGCATTCCGAACCGGCAAGGAATAAACAAACGTATCACCTTCGGGTCGTCCTTTAACGGTTCGACGGATTTCGCATTGACCTGAGCGGTATATACTTTCATAAACCTGTGCCTCGAACTTGCTGTCCCACATCGCTCCGTCCGGCGTCTGCCAGCGCATATCGCGCCTCTTCGTTCCTACGCGCCTTCCTAAAACTCCCCCGAGTGTAGGTGCGGATTTTGTGACAGTTGGCGCAGACAACATCGCACTTTTCAACTTCTTCTTTAAGCGCGGACCAGCCGGCGCTACAGGCGAACGCGACAAGATTACCTCCCTTAATTCCTCGGCAGTGATCGAATTCTAATACATAATCAGGAAATACCTGCTTACAATCTAAGCAGCGTACCTTTAGACTCCGTAACCAAAGGTGCTTGCGCGATTGCAACCTCCGGGTTGCTGCTAGTAGCCGCCACGATTTGCGGTCCGTACTCATGGTAGGCTTTCATCCATAGGTGATCCCAAAATTGCCACGGAAATTGTTGAGTAATTCCATGAAGGCGCCACTTAGACTTGACGAGTGAAATGGCCTCGGCTCTGAGACCGAGTACATCAGGGATATCAAATCCGTGATCTGGGAAGCACAGATATGCTTCGACGAGGAGCGCCAATTGGTCTGCTCGTGTGCAATCTGCCGTCTTATCGAGCGGGAGATTCCATTTAGCTCGGATGGCTCGATCCAGCTTAGTCCAAGCCGCGACGTAATCAGGGAACTTCTTTCGCCACGGCCGGGCCAGATGTCCCATGTAAGCGTCGGGCGCATCTGCGAGGAGACCTTCGAGGGGATTGCCTTGTCCAGATACGGCCATAATACCCGCAACAAAACATGCGTGCTCCGCACATGTGACGTTACGATCAGTGTGTCCTGTCCATCTAGGCATCTGTGATAGACTATGCGATATGGCTTCAGGACGAAACTCGGGCTCGTCGATGACAAATTTTCCGACTTGAGTATAGATGAAGTCATTGCTAGTCTCCATATACGTCACCATTCTCCGCCATCTTGGCGTTCTCGTAGGGCACAACTACGCGTCTGTAGAACTCCAACTTGGCTCCCTCTAGGGCGCCGATAATGTCATTGATGACTGCGTAGCTAAGACCGTGCTCAAGCATATATGTCTTAAGAACCATCGTCAGCGTATAGTTTAGTTCGCCGACAGTTTCTATCGGGGCACCTGTTTCCAGAGCATCTCTATCGTCTTGCTTAATGTAGGGCATTAGTCAAAGTCCTCCTGTCCAAAACCTTCAACAACTAGATTTCCGTATGGATGCCAGAGCATCCCCGGATACTCCTGCAATTTAAGTAATTGCGCCATTTCTACGGCAATGGTTTCAGGGTTATCCTGCGCATATGGACACCCGGCCTTGCGTCGGGAAGCCGCGTACTCCGCGATGACTGTAGGCCACCAACTAGGGGCTCGAACGTTGGTATTTCCATACGAGGGTTGAGTATTAGCCGATTCTGCATCATCTGGTCGAAATTCTGACTGTGCCAATTGCTCTGCTGTTGCGACATCCGCTCGATTTGCTGTCGAAACATGCTGTTCTGGCTTGGCGGCCCCGGAATGCAGTAGATTGCTCCCGGCCGCAAGTTCGGCATCTGAGAGTATTCGTCTATGATAACTGAATTGGCTTGCAATCTTGTTAGCTGCTGTCTCTCCACACCTCCAGACCCCGATGACGTTATCGGTCGGATCTCCGGCAAGGATCTGGTAGACGAAGAAGCGTTCGGCCTCGGCTGGCGTGATGGCATAATGTACCTTGTGCATATAGTTGTAGTGGTGACCGGGAATCTGGTCAAGATCCTTGTCGATAGTCGCTATAACTAAACGCTCAGGCGTCCCCCTTTCGTAGTGATTGTGAGCAAAGATTGATACGGCATCATCTGCTTCGATGCCGCTGGTCATCAGCGAGCCGTATTGCGCCCGCAGGTAGTCTCGTATAGCATCGTAGTGGTACGGTTTATGAGTCGGATCGCGGTTGCCCTTATAGGGGCGCACTTTGGCGATCTTATCGCGAAAGCTGCCGCCGCGACCGGACAGATACATCAGCATCTTGCCGGACTCTTTGTGATGGACTTCACATTCCTCCATGATGCTCTCTACCTGCACCTTGACAGCTCGTAGAGCATAACTCAGAGGATCAGGAATGATCTTACGGCTCTTATCGAGTATTGTAACTTTGCCTTCGTTGAACTTTGTCCATTCCTTCATATAGTAGCCAGCAGTGCCATTCTCGTCTGACGAGAACAGAATCTCCTCTGCCTCTGACGTAGGCGTAGAGTAGATTATGTGCCAGCTAGTCTTCTCCGCGGCGAAGCCGCATCTATAAACTATTGGGTCTGCGTCAATAAGGACTAGCAAGGCAAAACTGCCAAAAGGAAGGCTTCATCTAGATTGTCTGCAATTTGAAGCAATCGCTCGCCATCCGGCAGATAGTACTGGTCGATCATGTAGTCATTCTGCGCGAGGTAGCGCAAGAACTCTGCGTCGTTCATGTAGGTTCTCCACAAAATGGGCAATAATTGACGTAGCGCCAACTATCCGATGCGCGGTATTCCCCAAACATCCAGATTATCCAATCTGCTGCTGGCGAACAATCTACTTTGCGCTCAATTAGGCCGCTACTGACAGCAGTGCCGAATTGTGTGCAGCAATACGTCACGACAGCAAATCCTTCTGAGCCGCCAGAAGCGGCTTCTTGCAGTGATAAAGCGGAGCAACGAGCCGTGCTGCAGTAGCCATCAGCAGCTTTGCCCTAGCATTCCGGTCGCCCAAGGATTGAGCCTGAACGGCGTATTCTACCCTGTGCGCGGCCAGTTCCTCCAAATAGCGAAACTCCTCATCAATCAGGTACTTATCCCACCACGCTTCTATACCACCAAGTCCTAGCTGGCGCATGCCATGTACGGCCTCGTGCGCTAACAAGTAGTTGGGGATATAGATGCGCTGTGGATTGTAGATGGTATCCCCCCAAGCAAACAGCACCTTGCCCGCGGCTTCAGGGAAGACCGCCACAATCTGCTCGAAATTAGGAGGATTCTCTACAAGTACCTTCATTTAGTCGTATCCCTGCGTATCGCCCGGCACAATAGGTATTTGTGTCGCTTGCTTAGTGATATTGTCATAGCCCAACTGAACATTGTGCATGTACCCGAGAGCGTCGGGCAGGTTTCCGGCCCTGCCCTCCACTACGCCAGTCTCTTTGTTCACAATCGTATACAGTTCATCCGTACCTGTAAGCGTTATGTTAGACTTGACTGTTTCGGTCCGTATGACGTACATCGCCGTTTCGGCTAGTACTTTATCACTCGACATCAGGATCTTCCTCGCCATCGAAGTCACCCGTCGGCGATTCCGCCGATCCCGGAGCCTCATAGGCATCCTCAACGTCAGCAATCAAGCGGAATGTCTCAAGGTCATGGAACAGCTTTACTGTCAGCTTGTCCACCAGCGCCGTCACTTCCTCGAAGCGCTTTGCGTCCCCGGCCTTTCCTGCCGTTGCTACGAGAGGGACTGCCTTGTTCGCCAGCAGAAGACCGGCTAACTGTAAGGCTGCTGTCCGGCTGTTCTGATATCCTATCCGCTGGTCCACTGTCGTCTTTTTCGACGAGGACGACGACACCGCTGGGGCCGATGAGGCGGCGCTGGCCTTGGAACCACTGGCTCCAGAGACCGGCTCCGCCTGCTCCGGCTCCCCAGCTTCCTGATCCTCCCCCTTCGCCGTTATTTCCACGTCCACTGCTTTCCAATAGCCATTCTCCTGCTTAGCGGCGATCTTAACATTATCGCCTTTCTCACAAATCGGCTTCTTGAACCCGAAGCCAACCCACTCGGCGTACTCCTCACCACTAGGCTTGGTGATCTTAGCGGAGTACGCAGTAATGGGACCGTTGCGGCCATCTACCTTCTTTGCAATAAGGACCGCAATATCGCCGGTAAAGGTCTTGAGAGCCATTAGGCAGCCTCTGCCCGCAGCCAGTGACCTCTGACGCTGAACTCAAAATCGCCTTCCTTTACACCAGCATCGTCTGCGAGCGCGTTATAGATACCTTCGGCAATATCACCAGCCTCGTGCGCCCACTCAACGCCCTGCAGAAGAAATGACGCCAAGAACTCCGCCTCTTTAGTGGTCAACTCAAGAACAACTGTCGTCTGTGCCATAGTCATGTGTCTCTCCTATTTACGTTTCACTTGTCTGCCGTCGGGGTACACGTCGATGGCCCTTTCTTTGCCTTCGCTTAGGTGCATCCCCACTTTAATGCCCGCCCCGAGGGGCAGATCGAATTTCAATTTATAGACTTGTCTAAGGTAGATATATACGTCCATTGTAAAAGCTTCAATGCATGCCTGCTCAAACCACGGGGCAAGTTCCTCATCAAGTTCTGCGGCAACAGAGTCGTGGACGGTGTTAACGAGTCTGATTCGTTCCTCATAGCCAGCAGCTTTAATTCTGTGCCATAGAAACGCCAGAGCAATTGGTATAATTTCAGCAGTAGCCAAACATTGAACAGGGTAGTTATATATACTCGCGGTGACATTGACATAACCACTTTCAGCCATTCGCGCATGTGGGAAGTAGAACCGCAGCCCCCAAGGCGTGATAAGGCATCTATCTCGGCTTGTGATAACTTCATGCTTCCAGCTCTCTTGCTCTGCATTTATTCCGGGGTATCTCTTACGAAACTCCGCGTACCAGCGCTCTTGCTCCGGTGTTCCTCTCTGCCCTCCGTATAGGGGCTTGAATGTCTCAGGCTTCGCAGCCTGACGCTTTTCCGCCGCTCCCTCGTCTCCGCCTTTGTAGGCGGCATATAGCTCTCCGTATCTGCATCCTGCCATGGCAGCAGCACTCGTGACATGTGCATCCCACTCTATGTCGGCGATGTCATGCTTAGCTTGCGCATCATTTCCCAGAAACCCAGCGACACGGAACTCCAATTGCGCAGAATCTGCTTCGGCGATAACCCAGCCCGGTCGCCGCGGCGAAAACAGCTTCTTAAAAGCACGCGGGAGATTCTGAAACTGCACAGAGCCAGCAGCACAAGGAATACCAGTACTGCTGAGTCTATGCGTCGCCGTGCGAGTCTGATTAAGCTCGGCGAAGAATACACATCCGTTTGCCGGGTCATCTACTATAGCCTTGAAATAGTTAAGGTTCTTGGTTAATGCAGCGTTGACTTTGCCCAAATCTCTACGGAGAACGAGGAAAGCTCGCTGGCGATCAGTCCTAGCCACGAGCTTATCAAGCGTCTTTGTGCTAGCGGAGCGTTTTCCAGTTGGAGTCCTTTTAGGTTTCCCACTGCGGCCCGCAAGTTCCCCAAAGCCGAGAGTATCGTAGATGAAGGCAGCGGCTTGATCCGTCGAGCGCCAATTGATGCCCCCAGTAAACTCAGACATCGCTTGCTCAAGTGTATTGAACCGTGTTTTGTACTCGGTCCACGCTTTCGTAACCCTTTCTTTGTCAAGATGCATCCCCTGTGCTTCGATATCGGCCAGTACTGGCGTCAATAAGCATCGTGTGTATTGGACAGGCAGCCGGTTGGTAGCTGCAAGCGCAGAGCGCTGAGAGAAAAACAACCTCTCCGTATCCGCCACATCGCGCTGGCATCTGCGCAGCACCCATAGCTGCGGCATCTGATCTACCGTTATTCCGTGCTTCATCCATAGATTGATTACCGGATCTTTCCTGCCCCAACCGCGGCGTATACAGCAAGCATCCAAGCTGATAGAGCGAGGTCGAAGGCCGCGCTTACTGTCCCCAGAAGCAAGGTTGCCAAGCAGAACATACTCACCAAGCTGGGTATCGAATACCAGTAGTTTGCTAATATCGACGCCCATACGCCGTAACCAGCCAAGCTCATACTTGATATTGTGACCGACAAGAAAGGACGCCTTATGGATGGCTTCCACCAGTGCGCGCTGCTCCAGTTCGCCGCCGAAGCAATAGCGTCGTCTACCCTGCCATGTCCAGCAAGCCAGATGAAGCTGGCTACGGGGATCAACAGGACTGCCGTAACGACCATCTCCAGCCACACACTCAAAATCGAGAACAAGGTAGTCATCCCTTAGATAGATGTCGGACGATGGCGCGCTTAGCCACTTCGGTATCTGCATCTGCGGGGGGGTCTCCGCAGGCACAACAAGCGAGTCCGTCATACCAGCACTCGCAATGCTGCTTGTCGTCGCGGGCGAGGCATGGCGTCTCCCAATGTTTCTTAGCCATTTTTTGCTGCGCGGGCATTTGCCATGCTCAGTTGTTTCTTCACAACAGATAGCTGATCTAGAGCAAGATTGCGCTCTGCGGCCATCGTATCGTGGATCATAAGGGCGGCTTCCGCAAGCTGATCCGTGCTATACGGATACATCGCCAACTGGCCGGCTAGCTTCCTGATACGGGCGCAATCGTTTACGATTGCTAATGCTTGTGCAATATTCATGCCTGCCCCGCTTTAATCAGTAAGAAGCAAAAGCTGCCAAATAGCCCAATCGTAGAAAATATTGTCTCTACGAATAGACTATGTGTAACATTAAAGGAAAGCGCCATACTATTAACGACTACAAGTGTTCCCCAAAAAGCAAGTGATACTGCGCTCATTTTACTCCACTCCTAGCTAAGTCCACTTCGACGATGAAGCCCTCTCGGCTACGCTCGTCAGAAGCAAGTTTGTTTTTACATAAAGATATGCTACGCTGATTCCGCTTAAGCATATCGCTATTACCGCCAATTCCGATGATAAGGTCCATTTGGGAGGGAAGTCCCACGCGGCTATCGGCAATGTCGCCAGTGCTAAGCCACACCGGAGGCTCCTGATTATGACGTTCGCTGGCGTCGCGAGCCTGAGCGATTCCCACTCCGACAACGCCAGTACTGCTGATAAGGTTACGAAAGCGGGTTGCATTTGCTGCCTGTAGTCTGACTAAATCTGGCGCTTCGGGGCCGGTAATGTTTCGTATCTGGTCCACAAATACGAAAGCAGGCTCAAATTCCTCGATATCTGCTCGAATAGAGTCAATGGTTCCGGGTTGCATATGCACGAGACGTAGACGCTCCTCGCCTCCCCGTTCGCGGAAAGTCTGTGCCGCTGACTGCTTATCAGCTTCCACGTCGATCCACCGCTTGCCGGTGAGTCGGCAGACAAATCGTCCTTTGATCGCATTTACTCCGTCCTCATTGCTGACGTACAATACTCGATGACCTTTGCGCACAAGACCTGCCGCCATGTTGATAGCAAAGGTGGATTTGCCAACCTCTGTGCGGCCAAAAATAAGGACATTATGACCGGCCATAACTCCGCCACCAATTCGTTCGTTAAGGGCAGAGGGAAATATAGGTATTCGACGTTCCGATCCGATCTCCTCAAAGAGAGCCTCCACTGATACGGCGTATTGTCGTTCTGACTCTGCCCCGCTAAGGGTGTCGCGCTCCCACAAGTCGTTGACTTCACTTAGGAGTTCCTTAGCTTTGTCGCTATCGCCAGCCATAGCAGCAGCAGCGAACTCAGCGGAAGCGTTATAGCGGCGAAGGCCAAGGACAGCAGCAACCACGTTGGGATGACTACTAGCATTATCGGGATTACTAAGCACGCCCATAATGCTGTCATGGTGCTTGGGATTCGTAATCCGCCTACTTCCAAGTTCTCCAAGTACTGCAACATCGACTCGGGTAGCTCCGTTATCGCGGCCGTAGTATTCCCCCACGATTCCCCACCAGAATTTAACAGGCGGAGTAAAGTCTTTGGGGTCGATATGATCCTTGACTCTCTCATATGCTTTCCTGTCAGCTATACATGCATGTAAGACATGGGCATCAAGTGACATAACGCATTGCCTTAAGCATGCGTCCGAGCAAGAACCATACGTGGTCCGACCGGCGATGAGTACATTTAGTCGTCACTGGCCCGTCCGATAAGCCTGCCATTTCGTCCAAAATAGCCTCTCTAAGTCTTTCCACGGCAGCCGTGGCTCGGCCAGTGCTCGCGAGCCCCCGGTAACCGCCTTCCTGAGAATCGCCGCTCCTATCATTTCCTATTACCATACACGCGATTTCTCGTGCTTTGGCAGAATCCCCGAACGGATGCAGCTCGACTTTAACCACCAGCATTTTTTGCCTCGCTAGGGAACCGGCGCAACTGCGCGTTAGCATACCGTTCGACATCCATGATAAGCTGTTCGCCTACGCGGCCAAGAGCTATGTTCGACAACACGCTGCGCAGGCGGTCATATTCGCAATATACGCACTGGTGTATAGGCTTGTGCTCTTTGCGGCAACCGCTAAAGCTCGTCACCGCCTCCATTAAATTGTCACTGAGTTAGTGCTGAGCGGCGGACGGGGCTGGAAGTGATTGCTCTCGTCTGAAGGGAGCGGCTTGTTATTGATGCAGATACCCTTTGGCTTCGTACCTTCTGGCACTACGTCGTGCATCTTCAGCTTTGCGTCGATCATCTGATGACACATGGCTACGTCTGCTGCCACACCTTCCGCATATCCTACGATAGCGCCATCCGGCGAAAGGAACAGGATCAATACGAATACAAATGCGTTCATGGATGGCATAGCTCCAGATTACCGTTAGGGGCGATATACACTGCTGTCGGACAACCGATGTCGTTACGCTTCAGCCGCTCTTGATCCCACGACTGCTCCGCATGGCGACACCAGCCGGACGGATGCGTATCGCAATCCGTTACCTTGGCGTTAAACGGCGGTAGCGCGCCGCAGCCCGCGCTGCCCAGTGCCAAGACAATCGACACACCCAGAACCAAGTTTCGATGTGACAAGTTTGCTTCTCCCATCCGCCCCAATGGCATTGATAATTTCAGTGCAAGTCGCCCGAGTGTAGCCTTGCCCTTGGCAGGTAACGCACTCGGTCGGCTTGGCTTTAATAATCCGTTTCAAGCTGCGTCCCTTCTGCTCCCCACTCCGTTATCTCCTCGAACAATGCAGGATCTTCGTCATATCCGCCTGCTGGCGGATCAATAGCATTATGTAGCTCATCGTTCTCGTCCAGTACGGCTAGCAACTGATTCAGCAGTTCCTCGACCCAATGGCGCGGCACTGTTGCTATTTCTTTCGGCAACTCGCTTAGGTGCCGGAAATACAGCAAGAATGCGTTGTGCGCGGCTAGGCTTACATCATCGTTAGGGATCGACATGGCTGGCAGCCTCCTTTATTTCCTTCGCAAACTTCTCATGTAGAAGCTGAATGAGCTTAGGATCGCGATAGAAATATTGGTCCGGTATGTCTAACGTCCTAATCTTTGCCTGTGCCCACGGGAATTCCTCGGCCATGAACTCTGCGTGATGGTCTTCCATGCAATAAATAATCTCCGCCCATTCGACCAGATTGGCATGTACAGGTGGAAGTGCAGAAGGCATGGTTCCTGCATTTCGGGTATTCCAATCGCCAAGGGCAGACATGAACTGCGCGGAAGTCGCAGAGCGAAGCATGCCGCCGCTGCAAACGAATAGGACGCGCTTATGTGCGCCTTGCGCCTTCAGATTTAGCGCGCCCAAATGTGGTCGATTTTCCATGGGATGCCTTTTATGTGGGGTAAATATCGACATTATTATGTCGTGCGAAACTCGAAACCATTGCGAATTTCAGTCCGCTTATAGAACTGATGTGATGCGGAACTACGTAGCTTTGCGTTGAAAAGTCTTTTGAACCATTTCACGTTGCATGTCCTTGATATCTTTCGAGAGAATGACAACACGACAGCTATTGAACGCTTGTCCCCACTTCCGGGCCATCGCAAACGCTTGGCCCGTGGCGTCAGAGTCTAGGGCGATCAAGATGTTACGCGCGTGGCCCTGTAGCTCTGCAACCTTTTCTTCGTTGATACCTGTTCCGAGGATAGCGACACTGACCAGGCCCGTGTCAATTAACACGCGCACTGCGCTGATCTGATCTTCGACCAATACGACGGTATCCTCCACATCGACAGGCACGCCACCAGACGTATTCCAGCATTGCACCGGATCATCCGTCTCCATATACGTCAACGATTTTGGTGACTTATCGCCCGCATCATATAGCGGGCTCCCTTCCCATGCTCGTCTACTTACCCAGCCGCGCCTCGTACCTTCAGGGCCGATGATCGGTAAAAAGTACCTACCATCTGACTTACGCATGGCTCCGAACGCACTTATGGGAGCGTCGAATCTTGTACACAACCAAACGTAATCCGCTCGGTCAAGTAGAGCCAATGCACCCGTATACGGCCGGACGCGGCTGGGGCGGCTTATAGCGCCGCTAATGCGGCGATCATTGTTGTACTTGAATCCGCATGATGCGCGATGGCAGACGGCTCTAATGGCTTCTCCATCGACCATGATCGACATTGCGTTGTCGTCAGACTTGCAAACAGGACAGCAAATGCCTCCGTGCTGGCCGTTGCCAAGCTCGGAGGCGAGTACCTGCATTGCGTAGTCTATCGACATTTAGGCGGCATAATGGTTAATAGACCAAACAGTTATGATAGCAAATGCGGCTATCGCTAAACAACCACCCATGAATTTGCATGCTGCTTGAGCCGTCGGCTCTCCATGTATAGCAGCTAATAGCAGTAAAATAATGACAGTTCCTAGCAACGTAATGCCGGCAGTGATGATTAACCATATCCACAGCCTAGCCAATATACGTATCATCTGATTCTCCATAAGACCCCTTTCCGGCAGGTCATGTTATAGGGGAGAGCGAAGCTCGACCGAATGACAATCGCAATGCAGGAACTACTTAGCCGGCCCCCCAGAGGGGCCGCATTGCAATTGCAAATGCCTGCCGACTACCGGAGATACAGTTAGTGACTAACTGCAGATATGACCTTGGCGAGACATGGAAATGGGGTCAAAGATGTTTGCTCTCGCAGTTTGTAATGTTAGGCAAATGCTATCGAAATTATGTTCAATCGCGAACATAATGCGATTGCCACACATGATCGAAAGCCTCTATCTCTGCGGCTACGTCATCCGCTAAAGGTAGTTCGACTTCTGCTTCGTTGTCGTCTGTACTCCAGACTTGTAAGGCACCATGGTCGCCTGTGATACCCACTTGTGCCTGAGCCCACGCACAAGCCAGCATAGCGCGTGCCATAGCAGGACCCATAAAAGCACGCAGGCTGCCCCTATTAGGATCATACCGATTGAATAGCCCGAGTGCTGCGAGTGTCCCATCCTGTGATATGTCCGCATAATCCTCCTCGTCTAAACGAGCAGGAAAGCGTCCGTCTCGTCGTAATTGGGCGATGATCGAAACAGATAGCGCCTGTATCGCCGCTATATGCGTATCGTCGAGTTTCACAGCATTGCTGCTATACTGCCGCAGGCCAGTACTAGGATGATTGTTCCGGCCATTATGTACCCGGTCATTATATTCACTCGTGTCATTATGTCTCCTTATTTCTCGCTAGCGCGGGATAAGTCGATGATTTTGCTGGCAAGCTTATCGGCTCGCACTTGTGTATCTGCTGCCTCAAGTCTATTGATGCACTCTTTACAATTCTCCCATGATAGCTCGCCATGCTCACACATGCCCTCGTGAGTCATGCCGCTCGTTAGCGCAGTCTCGTCAGTGTCGAGCGTAGGTCCGCTAGCCAACGGCGGCTTAATGCCCTGCCCTGTGTACCATCTAGCCAGTTCGCCAGGCTCACAGAAACACTGCACATAAAACGCTGTACGGTTCTTGGGGCGATTGCATCTAGCACACCGTTCCCCGGCGTCAAGTACTACAGGTGTAGTAGCTTGTGAGGGGGCAGGTAGCAATGCGATAGGTGCAGGAGTAGACGCCGGCACAGTATTGTCCTGCACCAGCGCCTTCCCCACTGACAGTTTAACGAAAGCTTCGTGTTCCCAATATCCGTAACAATCATACTGAGCACTCCAGTAAATCATGCTACCAAACGGGCCTTTATCCCAAGCATCGGCGGGGCGGCTATGGCGGTTAGTTTCATAGTAGCCGCCGGTTTTGGTAGTCGGATCCCATGGCACCCAATATCCGCCACTCTGCCAACGGGAGGATTCTTGCTGCTGACGTAAGCGAGATGGTGTGAAATAGTTGTTGTTTGTACGCAACGCAGAAGGCAGACTGTACTGGTTGCTGTACCAAATGCCGTCTATTTCCGTGCCTTCTTCCTTGTTCAGAATGATAAAGTGCCCGTCCGGGTACATAACACACGCTTTGTTATAGCGACCAATGTCCGTACAGACTTTGCTCCAATACTCTAAGTCCTCATGCGACTGTGGAGCATCTGTCAGCTTGTTTACGTACAACAGCGTATCGCTGGCATCTTCCGTAGCTTCCTGCGAAGTAGCTCCTATCACGCCATTGTGCATGAGATATACGTCAAGATTGGGAAGCTTGAATGGATGGCACAAGGCCAGTTGTTTGGTGCCATGAGTAGCGAAACGCCAGTGGATAGCATGCGCTACCTTGGCAGCTACCAGCGAATCCACGTAGTTACGGGCGCGCTTGAGAGCTTTGCTGCCAAAGAATTTTTGCACGCCTTGGATGGACATGATGCCAATCCCGTCGGAATTGGTAGTATGCGCCTTGTCAAATACCGCGCGGGAAACGGCCTTACCGGCAGGTATATAGGCGATCAAGCACATTTAGATGTCCCCTTCTGTTTCGGCTACTGTAATTCCGATTGCAATCGATCGCCATTGCTCGTTACTATGCGATGCGCTGGCCTTCTTGGCGAGCGCTACATAGTCAGCCTTTGGCTTGTAGGTTTCCGTTAGAAACCGGCTCAAGTACGGATAATGCCCGGCATGAGAGTGTATCCACTCAACCAGTAAGGCAGGATTCGTGAGCAACTGCATGCTTTGTTGCGCAGCGTACGCGCAGAGTGCTTCGGTAAACTCCAGATTTTTCATTACCCGCTCATATCGCAGGTTTCCTCGGAATATGCGTAACTCGCATGTGCCCTTGCTAGTAGCAATGTTCAGTGCGTCAAAGTGCGTTCCCTCAATGAACTTACCGTCACTAATCTTGGCGAACTTGCGGTGAGCATAGCCACCGTCATTGCGCTGCGCTATGCAGCATATCAGTTCCTGCATTTCAGGGGCATTGACAACTACAAGCATCTTACCCATTTGTAGCTGCGATAAGGCACGGCGATTGATATGCACATGCATGCCGCATACTTTGGTATTCTTGCCGGACATAGCAACATGGCGCAGGCCAGCCAGTGTCGCTTTCCATGGCATGTATCTGTCTGATTTATGAGCGGCGAGCGTAAACGGCAGCGTAATCATTTCTACGCCAGCGTCGCCTAAGCTACCATCACGACAGAGAATGTACGGACGCTCAGGCACCCATTTGCCGCCCAACGTATCCACTACGTTTTGGTGATGGTTGTTCATCTTTGGTACCATTTCAAGCTCTACGCCGAAGCATAGAGCATCTTTGGCAGTAACGCTAGGAAAGCCTAGCATTTTGATGATATTGGTGCCATACGGGAATATCGTATTACCAGTATTGGTGGCAACGCGATGGTCGCGATAGGTTGTATCCGTACTGTAGTTAATGGCCTCCGCGGCTTCCTGTGTCTCGTACCACATATCACCAGCGCGGAACCAATGATCCGTAGCCCACCGCTGTGAAGCATAGACACGCCCATGCGCCGCGGTATTGCACCATGCCGTACCGGACCTATTGACAAGGCCGCCATCTGTATGCGGAGTCAGGATAAAATACTCGTGCGCGCAGTAAGCGCATACTGTACCTTCATACAGTGTCACAGTCATTTTTGCAGTGACGTGGGTTAGTTCGCATAGACGGCAACGTGACCGCGGAGTAATCTCCCATTTGGCCTTGAGCTTATGGAAGCATGCCTCGCATAGATAGCCCCTGTCCCCTGTGCCCATGTAGAATTGCTTGTTCTTGACAAGCGTGCGGTGCGGAGCGGGGCATGTCTCACATTTGTAGCCGGAACAGCCACTGCGCCCATTCAGGTCTCTATTGTGCTTGTACGTGTGATACTGCGCAGGATCAAATGACTTATCTCGCTTGGTAGTTAAGACTTCTGGCTCTTCACTGAAGCCATCGCCGTTTTCTGTGCCTGCTGGCACAGATATGTCTTCGCGTAAATCTGGGGCACCGTGGAATTCTACCGCACATCGTGCGCACATGACCCATGCATCCCCACCCCAACACCTACCATGGGCAAGTGTATCACATCTGACACAGCGCCCGGTGCCACGATTATCCAAAAGCACATGAAACCTAGCATTGCCAGGTAAAGTACTGCTCGTTATGTAATTACTGCCGGCGCTAGTAATCTCCGATGCATCGAAACGCAGGGGCATTCTTTTTTCTCCTATGGAGTATCTAAAATTACCCCCCCTTTCGGGGGGGCAAGGGTTAGCTACTCTAACCTGTTAGGCAGCGCGCGCGGCAGACACCGCGTATGTGTTGCCCTTCGAGTCGAACGCGCAGCCCGTGCCGCCGTTCAGAGCGTTGATCTTGTTCAACGCTGCGCCACGGGTCGAGTGCCGTGACAGCACGACGAACACACCGTTGAGCCAGTAGCCCACGATAGTGCTTCCGTCCTTCTCTCCACGATACACGAGCCCCGTGGTCTGCGGAACGTCCTTCTTGGCCGCCGCATTGACTGACTTCAGAATCCCACTCATTTGTCCTCTCCTTTGGGCGTTAGCCCAACATTATCGTCGCTGATACTAGTATCGCAGGAAACCGCCCTGCAGCGGATTGGTGGCGTTACCACCGAATTTTGTGTGCCCATGCCTATCAGATCGGCAAAGCGAGCTTTGAACTGTGGTGAATGTACCACATCATGCAGATCGCCACAATCAGTACCGCTCGACGGATGTATGTCTCCGCCCCATGAACCTTGCATGCGTCTGCGCTGCTTGGCTAGCAGCCATTGCTTGTATGGGATTAGCATATTGGCATGCCTTCGACAGTCCATCCCTTGTGTACTGCCTTACATTCGTGACATATTGAGCCTTTATCCGGCTCGCCGTTGCAGACTTGATCGGACATGTAAACATGCCCGTCCAATTCGCAATCATGCCCGCGATTGTTTCGCAGTGTCTGTGGCTCTAGCATGCTACTGCCCTCCTCGGTGTGGCGTTGGCCGGCATGGCCCGCGACTTGATCGACATGGAACGGCAATAGGCAGCCGCTCTGATAGCTGCTGCCCTCTCGTCTGCCGTCTTGCGTCGTGCGACGCGCAGCCATTGGTGCGCCTTGGCCCGCCATGCTATTGCACTCAGCATATATCCTCGTTTCGACAGGTGAACGTAGGGCTTGCTTGGAAGCCCAAGCCAAGCTGTCGATTGATTCGACTTGGATTGGTGCGTATCGCCTGTCTCGACTGTCGCGCACGTATCGACCGCACGCGGCGTACACGTCGCTTGTCCTTTGTGGCTTGCTTCGACATATGTCACCTTGTTATGCAAACATACACCATAGGATAAGAGTACCTATGATTAAGGCAAATAGCTGGGAGAGTAGTAGATTGGTCATAATCGAGAGCACTGCGGCCCGTACCGGGACCGTGCAATGCTCTCTGTTATGTCACATCAACTCAGTCCGTGCCGCCATAGCTTGTATGGACTGTCGGACTATCGACAACGCCCACATTAGCGAGGCATTGCGCGCACTCTGCTGTGCTGTGCCCATGGCCGCGCAGTAACAGTGCGTTGTTATACGCATACGCTAGCCTTGCTGCCTGTGCGATGCTTTCCCACTTGGCAAAGCGGGACTTGCTTGCGTGTATGGTCATACAAACTCCAATACGCCATGCGTATTCGCGCCACGGATAAGGGCGTGTTCACCCTGCATGTCGACATGCTCGCTATTGCGAGCGAACCATGTCGCCCCGAATAGATGCCACTCTCCCGTGCTGTCACGGAACTGCAACGGTAGAGACCATGGTTCTGTACTCAATGGCCTGTGTATCGTCATATCGTTACCCTTTGGTTTAACTTAAATCAGAAGGCAGCCGCTGCTCCCGCGAATCGCGGATGCCGCGCCAGCATCGCGCCTATCGCGTTGAGCCGCGTTCAGCGCGGCGATCGGTGTAAACCGCGACCCTCGCCGCAGCGCGGCCGATGTGCCCGCTGGCGGCTTCCAAAGCCGATTAGCGCGATTTGCCATAATTTCCTTCGATTTTGCCGTACATAATCAAAATGCGACACTCGGAACTGAATTCCGAATGCCGCAGGCTTGATTACGCCGCGAGCTTGGCAACGGCCGTGGCCGGTGCGGTGCTCTTGGTGTAGACGTTCAGCCCGAACGCAATGCCGCTGAACTTGCCGTCAAGCTTGGCGTTGCCACTGGTAGTCGCGACAATCTGTGTCTTCCCGGAGGCACTCGGACCATGCCGCTCCGACAGATTGACCGTGATAACCAGCTTGTCGCCATCCAGCTTGTAGGATACATTTGTCATAACTCACCTTATCAGTTGGGGGGAATTGAACAGAATCCTTAATGTACTCGGGAATGAACATAAGCGAGGGACTACACGAGTCTGGCATTATGTAAGAACCAAGTACATTCTGGATTCCGCTATTTTCCATAATATGCGGCTATCTCATTGGATTGCCGTCCGCACACACTGTCGCGAGTGCTCTAGTGCTCCCGCCTCATGCCAGCTCTAACGCTGCGGCGCGCGGTGCGCTCACTGTCTCCGGCCTTCCTTACCGGGCCCGAGAGCGTAGGCTTTATCCAGCTCTACCGTCTCAGCCAATCAACCATCAGCGCACAGTATTGCCGATTGCTGGGCCGAAGTGCGATCAATTTGACAATGTTCTAATCTATTTTGAATACTGAGAAGTGCATCACACTTTGACCACAAAGAGCTTGACATACTGTGGATATGTACAGTGCTTTGAGAGTGGCAAGTGTCGGGATATCTTACAGCCCAAGTGTAAAGCCTACCTTACACATGTGCCTGCCACATCATCTTACACTTGTCAAGTACAATCAATGGCACAGTTATTGCATGAACACAATTGAACATAATCGTAACAGATCACAGTTCATACTGTCTGTCAACATCTCAATGTGCAAGGATATCATAGGCTTAGAGCTATGGGGGTACCCCCTCATGGCAGCCAAGGAGGCTCCGAGCGTAGCGACCCGCACCCACGCCAAAAAGTAAAAATAATAGGCGCGGCGGAGGCAAGATTAGGGACACTATATGGGCCATATCCGGCTTGCGATAGTCAATGCTCTAGGATGTTAAATATGGATAACTTCATAGTGTGAGTAGTATCACAAAATAGACTTAGGCAGATTTAGACTTTTCGCATAGCGAACATTAAGTTTACATTAAGTTTTTCAAATCTGCTTCAATTTAACATAATTTTCGATGCATTTGGTGCACATCTAAGACTGTAGCAAATGCGCTTTAAGCATTTGCGAAAGTCGATCCTAAAGCAAGTGTCCTCACTTGCAATACCCCGAAGGGGTGTATATGCGGTCGTCGAAGACTCCTCCCATGATATGAACCCTAAAAGGGTTCCTATCTACCTCCTAAGAACAAGACTATTGTCTTACTATAGCTATAGTCCCTCTGTATGGGGGCTTAGCGCCCCCCACTTTTCCTGCTTGCGGATAGCGCTCGCGCTGTACCCTGCTCGCGGATATACCATAGGTAGACCCCTAGAATGGCTGATGTCACAGGCGTAGAAGCCAATCATAGTACGACTACTCCTAGCACTGGGCATACGGAGAACGCCGGGCATGCACAGGCAGATGACGAGCTTAACGACGTTCCGGTCTCCCAAGATCCGAACCTTTCTGGCAACGCCCCGTTCCTGGATCTCCACCCGTGGAGAGCCGGGCCTTTATCCGCTTGGCAGGAAAACGATGACTACAGAGAGTTCTTCGAGGAAGGGGATGTATCAGAATCTGCTACCACTCACAGGTACAACCCAGTTGACGATGGGGACTACGATGACAACCGCGGTATTCCCTTGGCTATCGGAGAGGTACATGGCTACCCAGGAGAGCCCTCTGGCGATAAGAATTTATCCCATGGGGACTTGCCCACAGCCGTAGAGTTCTCTATCGGTACAGTCATTACCCGGAGAATCTAATGAATCATGCCATTACCATTGGTGGATTACTAAAGTTCGTTGGTATTCTTATCGTAATTGCTGGAGCAGGCATTGGCTTGCTTTGGTCTTTTGCGAAAGGAATGAGCGACAGGCCGTAATCTATGCCTCTAACTGGTAACGTCTCAGAGAACATCCACGAGCTTACCCATCATGGGAGTAGGCCCCGCTCCCACAAACAGATAGTAGCCATAGCCATGCATGCAGCTCACGAATCCAATCATAACGACGATCATCATGCCAGTCATAATATTGGCAATGCCCATCCCCACCAGAGCCATTCCCAGCCACATCATGGCATGAGTAAGCTCCCGATAGCCCCTAATACCAAGAGCTATGACCAGTCTACCCACTCCGTTAGGGGCGGGGTTCCACATCACCAGCATCGGCATACGGTCCATGATCGTAGGCAGAAAGGCATGGAACATAAGGCAGGATACTAATGGCAAGTCCCTATCGTCCAGAAGCCGCTAGCGGCATGACCGGCTCCTCAGTGGCTCATGGCCTTGCTGGCGGAGTTATTCTGCCTAAAGCCGTAGCCGGCTTTGACGTGCATTTCAATAAGCCGCAAGAGAGCGCAAAGACTTCGTTCCCGCCCCCGACGCATAGCTATGCCGGTGGGATGCAGGGTGCGCATGTTGTACATCACGCTAGAATATAGGCGATGGCCTTGGCGTGACCACGACGACGCCGAAGACGACGCAGAAGATTAAACTTCAAAGTAGGAGAGACTATGAAGCTCGATTTGAATCAGGTTTTATTTAATACAGACGACACGCCGGCTACTGACGAGAAGGGACAGGCCGTTACTCTTAGGGCTGCTCTTATCCGGGCCATCCTGTCAGAGTTCGATGGGGATATGACGCCCCTTAAGGGTGAAGCTAAGCTCGTACGCTACGCGCTGTACAAGGCAGTCAAGAAGGCTACGGATAACACGGACTTCGCCCCAGAGGACGTCGTAGAGCTTCGTAAGGCCGTCTTGATCTACCCTCCGTTGACCTGCGGGCAGATCCGCGACCTGTTGACCTAATGGTTAGCGTTGCTCAGAAGGCGCTAGATATCATAGCGTCTATCCTCGGATTGGTCATTCTGGCTCCTTTCTGCACCCTAAAGGCATGGGAAGATTGCATGTCTACAGAAGGGCCATACCCTCCGCATCCTATTGACCGCTGGCGCTGGCATGCCCTCAACGCTGTATACGGTAACACAGAGGATGGGGTAAGTGGTAAGTATGCCATGGTCTGGGAGAACGGATTACGGGTATCGTATAAATTATCGTCCGGTGCGCGCTGGCGCGCCTATTGCTGGAGTGCTTGGCGCAACACCGCCGACCAGCTTAAGTACACATTTCACGAATAACTATCCGGCCGCGGGTTACAGCGGCGAGTCGCGTTCCTCAACGAGCGCATAATAAAAGGTAATTAAATCATGGGTATTGGTACACTCGTTGGCGCACTGGTTCAGGACACGACTACGACCACAGGCACTGGCGCTATCACTCTTGCGAATACGGTTCCGTCGGGCGCTGCTCCTGGTTCCACGACTTTCGCTACACAGTTCGGAGCTGTCGCGCAGACTTATCCGGGCAATACATTCTATGCTATTGTTGACGGTTCAGGTAACATTGAAGTTGGCCTTGGTACGTTCAACGGCACGACCACTCTGACTCGTGACTACGTTCTGGGTTCATACACGGGCGGATTGATTTCACTTACCACGCAGACTGGTGGTGCTGGATTCGTCAATTTCGCGGCGGGCACGAAGAACGTCTATTCGAACGCTAACTTGTTTGCGTCAAGCGTTGCTTACTGGCAGCGTATCCCTGATGACAACGCGGCCAATATCTTTGAAAACGTCATGTCTGGTACGTTTACTGGTACCCTGACGGACGGCGGCACGGGCACCGCAACTGCCACGATCACTTACAAAGTGACGAATGAAGGTTGCGTTGTGTTCCAGATCCCGACGTTTACCACGACTGCTGGTTCTGGTACGGCTATGTCGATCACTGGTATTCCGGCGTTCTTGTCGAATAGCTCGAAGGCTCCTGGTCAGACCTGTGTCATTCTGGGTTCGGCTTCGGGCGCGATCTACGTTCCGGGTTACGCTGTTCTTACGAGCGGCGCGACTCCGGGTTCAACTGGCTCCCTCGTGTTCCAGCAGTACTCAGTTGTGGCGACTGGCTTTACGGCGGTCTTTACGACTGCGGTAAACAAGGGCGTACTCAATAGCGCCGTTGTCTATCCGCTGATCTAAGCAATGGGCGTTTCATCTACTTGGCGATTTGGCAATGCTTTAACCTTTGCTAGATCAATTACTGCCGCGACAGTAGCAGCTCGACAACCCGCAATGTTTGGTGCGGGCGAGTGCTCCTGTCGCGTATTTAATTCTAGCACGACAGTAACTATAGCCTTTCAGGCATATAGTTTTGCTATTACTGGAGCAGATCCGAGTTTGACGTTTCCTGTGGATGGCGCGCCGCCCACTGGACAACCCGTCATTATCATAGCTCCGGGCGCCACAGCCTTTTTCGATATACCCGCCAACGCTGATAGCTTCGCGGCTATTGGCTCAGCAGCCGGCCCGACTATTATCTATGTGCAGCGAGGCACAGGCGTAGGTCCGTAATGGGCGATACTATTCAGACGGGAGGGCCGCCTTACCCAAACGTCAATTGGCCGTATCCGAAAGCGCCAAGCACTGGACTACAGTTGTTTGACGTGGGCAGTGATGCCCCGCACTGGATAGGCGGACACATGCGGAGTCAGATGGCATATGGATCAAACCAAGGACCAAGTTCTAGCGGAGCCGGCGGCACCGGCGGCGGGCTCGGTCACAACTAGAGACTCGGCTGGGCGTTTCCTTCCGGGTACTGTGAATAGTCCCGGCCGTCCTCCTAAGTTAGAGATCGGCGACATACAGTTGCATATTGAAAAGGCAGTGCGTAAGCACTTCCCGGCTGAGCGAATCATTAAGGTCGTCGAGGCGACTTTCAGAGACGCCACACACAACGATAAGGCGGGGCTGGCTTGCCGTAAGTTGATCTTCGAGTACTTCATTCAGAAACCGAAGATGGCAGAAGAAGAAACCCACCAAGGGCAAAGCATAACGATCAAGATTGAAAATGCTACGTTCAAAGCGCAGCAAGAAGACAAACCGCCCCTAGAGGGCACTTATACAGAGGTAGTATCGAATGGCTAAGGGCACGACTGATTCTCAGCCCCCGTCAAAGCCCATGCCGGCAGCGATGGATAGAGGCTGTCAGGAAGCACCGACGGATCAATACCATGGCGGCAATCTAGCCGGCCATGATCCTGAAGTGACTTTACATATGGTTACAGATTTTCAGGGCAAGAGCGGACAGCCTAATAATCAGTCCACCGACCGCCCAAAGGGGAGTACCTAATGGCTCTTTTCGCACGACAGTTTGAAAATATATTCGATCTCTGCGAAGTCGTACAGGCTTCCGCTACAGTCGCTTCGACGGCTGCGGGCGCTAGTTCGGTTACTAGTTCGATTACACCGACTGGTAGTCAGGCAGTTATCGGCGACGAAGTGCTGCTTAGTTGCCCCGTTAATACGGCTGGGGCCATTGTAACGGCTACTGTCACTGCGGCTGGTACATTCGTTATCACCTGCGTTAACCCAACTGGTGGCTCGACGTTCAATCCTGGCGCGCAGACCTATACGTTCTACGTACTACGTTCAAGCCAAAAGGGCGCGAACTAAGTCATGGCTGACGCGAGTCCAGTAACAGATCGTGCTGCATATATAGATGCGGCGGTTGATAAGGCATCAGGCAGGGCGCCGGCTCCTAGGCCGGCTCCTACCCCTGCTCCGTCTCCTCCTCCTAAACGGCAGAAAAGCCAAGTCGAGAAGGATGCGGATGAAGCTATTTATGGACCCGGCGCGCATTCTAGCAGTACGCCGAGCAACGCTGGAACCGCCGCGCAAAGTAGCGACTCGTATAACAAGTATTAACATAACGGTGGACGATGGAGAGAGTCTTCCGCATAGCGCTGCATCCTGCGCAGCAAGCTATTTTCAACTCGGCCAAGAGGTTCCGAATATGCGCTGCTGGCCGGCGGTTCGGCAAGACCTACTTGGCCGCTTGTCTATTAGGGATAGAAGCTCTCAAGAAAGTTAATGAGCGCGGCTACACGCTAACGCCAGAACATGGCGTCTATTACGTTGCACCCACGTTTGACCAAGCCAAACGAATTATGTGGAGACGCCTACGTATCCTGCTTGGATACGAGAAGCAGGGCGGCTTTATACGAGGCGAGAATATTAACGATGGGTACTTTGAGCTAATCAACGGTCGGCGTATCTATGTCAAGGGGGCCGATAACGAAGACGCCCTGCGCGGCGAAGGCTATTCCTTCGTAGTACTCGACGAGTATGCCGACATGAAATCGAATGTCTGGGATGACATTATAGATCCCGCATTGATGGACGTAGAAGGCGGTGCGCTGTTTATCGGTACGCCGAAAGGCAAAAACCACTTCTATGAGCTATTCATCAGTGCCCTAGAAGGCAGGACAGGATTCGAGGATTGGGAGGCGTTCCACTTCGTATCACGGGATAACCCTTATCTGAAAGAGCGCGAGATAGCTCGCATCTATAACAACCCCAACAAGAGCCGCGACATGATCCGGCAGGAGCTGGAGGCAGACTTCGTGAGCGGGGGCGGGAAGGTACTTAGCCCTGCCGACTTCCCGATACTAGCAGTTCCGCCAACATTCGGCTCGCTGTTTCTCACATGTGATCTGGCAGGGTTCACAACCAGCAATCAAGGTAAGAAAGTACTGCGGACTGACGAAAGCGTAATCTGCGTAACATCGGTAATAGAAGACGACTGGACGGTGCTTGATGTTCTACATGGTCACTGGGGAGTACGTGAGACAGCAGCAAGAATTATTGGAACAGCGCGTTCATATCCAGGCTGCCGCCTTGGCGTGGAACAGGGAGCTTTACTTAACGCTGTTGGGCCTTATCTCGAAGAATACATGCGTACCTTCGGACGATATATTACTCCCGAGCCGCTTAGGCACAATAACACGCGGAAATACGACCGTATTCAATGGGCACTGCAAGGACGAGCACAGCGGCATAAAATCAGTCTTGTAAAAGATGACTGGAATAATTACCTGCTAGATCAGATAGCCGACTTCCCTGACCCGTTGTCTCACGATGATGGCATTGATGCCCTGTCTTACGTTGACCAGATGTCAACCGCAAACTTCGCTGAAACTACTGATATTCAGGAGTGGGACGAAGTTGAGCTGTATATTCACTAGGACCATACATGACTGTAATGCCGACACGCGGCCAATCCATTCTGGTCGAGACGCCAGAATCCATAGATGCTCAGAAAAGCCGCCTAGAGCAGCCGGCGGGCGCTATGCTGGTCGGCTGGATCACGACTAAAGTCAATATCTGGGAAGATGTCCGTAACCGCGGCTACCAGCGCCTTTGGGGCGAGTATTGGCGCATGTGGCGCGGTAAGTGGAACGAAGCGGATATGAACCGCCTATCCGAACGCAGTAAGCTTGTAGCCCCCGCGCTTGCACAAGCCATCGAACAAACCGTTAGCGAGATTGAGGAGGCTATCTTCTCTCGTAAGGAATGGTTCGATGTTGGTGAAAAGGACAAGTTAGCAGATGAACTTCTGTCTCTGTTAATGCGCGATCAACTAATAGATGATCTGGAGAAGGTTAACGCCAAAGATCAGATCATGGAAGCCATTACCAACGGTGCCTTGTTTGGCACTATGATTGGTAAGGTTAATGTTTTCGTCGGGCACGATCAAAAACTCTCGCGAAACCCAAAATCCCAAGAACTACAATCAAACAATAAAAAGCGGGTATTCGTATCTGTAGAGTCGGTAAGGCCCGACGAGTTTGTACCTGATCCGGTAGGCAAAGACATTCAGCAGATGGAAGGCTGCGCGCAGCGTGTGCAGAGAACCATGCACTATGTCCTTGAAAGGATTGAGCAGGGTGTGTACAGAAAGGATGCACTAGCTCAGATATTCCCTACTCGGCGCCTGAAGAACTCGGATATAGATCAGGAAGACCCGCAATCGATCAATACGACTTATGAGAGCGGGCAGGTCGATCTTATCGAATACCACGGCAAAGTTCCTCTACGCTATATGACCGCGCTTGGCAAGAAAGAGGAACGTTCTGCTCTTGACCGCGCTATAGGCGAAGGCACCAAAAGCACTGACGTTGATATGAACGGGATGGGACCGTACGTCGAAGCTATTGTTACTATTGCAAATAATGGTGTCCTGCTTCGGGCTATGGTTAATCCTTTCACGATGCAAGATCGCTCGATTGTTGCTGCTCAGTTTGAGAAAGTACCCGGTCGCTTTTGGGGACGCGGTGTGGCTGAGAAAGGATATAACCCGCAGAAGGCGCTTGATGCGGAACTTCGGGCTAGGATGGACGCTCTTGGGTATATTAGCGCTCCTATGCTTGGGGTTGACTCCGGTCGCTTGCCTCGTGGATTCAGATTCGAAGTCAAACCCGGAAAAGTATGGACAACGCAGGGTCCGCCGAAGGATGTCCTCCAGCCAGTGACAGTAGGCGACTACAGCAGCCTGACGTTCCAACAGACGCAGGAAATGGAGCGTATGGTGCAGATGGGAACGGGCAGTTTCGATACTGCAAGTGCTCTCAAGGCCCAATCGCAGAGCGGTGCCAATGGCGCTTCTTCAAACTCGGCCCTAATGGGCGCCTTTGTAAAGAGGTCAAAGCGTTCAATCGCGGGCATTTGCCGTAACTTCGTGCATCCTATTGTGCAGAAGTGCCTCTGGCGTTATATGCAGTTTGATCCGATGCGGTATCCCAAAGACTTTGATATCAGCATTAAGACGACCATCGGTATTGTAGCCCGCGAAGTCGAGGCTATGCAGATGACTCAGTTGATGGGTATGATGCCCCCAGACTTCCATCAAGTACAGCTTGTGCTGGCTAAGGGCATTATCGAGAACACTAGCTTGTCCAATAAGGGCGAGATTCTCAAGATCATAGATGGTGTAATCAATCCCAGCCCGCAGGCACAGCAGGCGCAACAGCAGGAACAACAGATGCAGCAACAGCTAGTTCAGATGCAGATGGAACTAGCTAAGGCAGAGGCCGGCAGGGCACAGGCGCAAGCCGATCTTGCTCACGCACAAGCGTTCAAGATAACCCACGAGGCACAGATGGACGGCAATAGCCATATGGTTGATATCTCTCGGTTGCAGTTAGAGAAGACCGAGCAGGACGTTCAGCACGGGCAGTTGCATATTAGTGCAGCCAAGCTGCCTATTGAGCACCTGAAGGCCCAGGCATCGTATCTCGCGGCGCAAGCCGCAATGAAGGCAGCTAGTCGCCCAATGACTAGTAGTAAGTAATACCATAGTAGGAGAGGATTATGGCAATAGGTGGAAACCCAACAGAGGCGGATTTTGAACCATTGGATATGAACGAGCTTAAGCAGCTCCCCAATGAGTTCAAGGACCGATACATGCTACTTGAGCGCCTATTCGGCGACAAGGCATGGGAATACGTTAAGGCTTGGTCCCAGAAGTCAGCAGATCAGCAGATTGGTGCAATACTGCAAGCTCCCAACTGGGACCAGACAGTATACGCGCGCGGCAAGCGGGATGGCTTCCTTGAACTCCTGAATATGGAGAAAAGCGTGGCCTTTCAGTTCCGCCAGATCATAGGGGAGTCGGTCGAACGTGCCGCAGAGGCGCAGACTGCTCTCGACGAACAGGACAATGAGTAGTGAAACTACTTATGTTCGATTTCCGATGCAAAACGTGCAAGCACGAGTTTGAGGAACTGGTAAAATCCGATATCTTTAGGATTCAGTGCCCAAAGTGTAGTGAGACTGCGCTGCGCATCATAAGTTGTCCCCGGATTGACAAGACGGCCATGGCCTTACAAGAAGGTGCTACCGAAACGTCTCTACGTCATTTCGAGCGGACGCATTTGCAACAGAAGGCAAAAGAGGAAAAGTGCTACCGGGATCACGGTGACTATGGCAAGTCCCCCGGCAGCGATTAAATCCCCTTCTTCAACTCACCCACATAATCCGTAGCTTGGACGTGGTAAGGAGAACCAAAATGGCTGTAAGTATCATAAGCGACGTTGACATTTCAAACACGGACACTGCCAAGCTGGCAGACGAGCTTCGTAATGCAGGGGCGCAGCCTAGAGCTGCTAAACCCGCTGTCCAGAAAACTGACGAGGAAGTACACGCCGAACCGCGCAGATTTGCCGGTAAATCGCGCGAGGACATATTGAACATGTATGTCAACCTCGAACAGCATTCAGGCAGACTGGCTAACGATCTCGGTCAGACGCAGCGTGCTGTGCAAGAGCTGATTATTGACAAACGTGCTCGTGACCTTAACGCAAACGGCGTGAAGCAACCCACAAAGGTTGATCCCGCTGATTTGCTGCAACGTCCTACTGAGGCGCTAGATCCCTTTATCGAGGAGCGCGTCAATCGAGCCATCATTCCCTTGCAACAGCAATTGTCCCGTATGGAACAGATGCTGGGTAGCTCAGTGTTCAATAACCATCATGGCGATGCTGCGACGGTTATGGAAACTCCTGAGTTCGCCGCATGGGTTCGCGAAACTCCGCTTCGGCGTAGTATCGCATCTTTGGCATCGCAGGGCAATACGCAGGCGGCTGATGAACTGCTGAGCGAGTACAAGTCTACTAAAGCGGCCGAAAGGGCCAACGCGGAGACTGACGATAATACTCGGCTATCGGCAGCGTCTCGCGTGTCACTAGAGCAGTCCCGGACTGGCAACGAGGGGACTACTGGTGGAGCAAAACCCGGCAAAACATACACTCGCGGTCAAATGCGAGCGCTTATGCAAAGTCGGGCCTATGAATCTGATGAAACGCTTAAAGAGGAAGTCTCAAAGGCTTATCTCCAAGGGCGCGTAGTCGGCGATTAGGCGATAATGGGTTGCCATAGCGACACTACTAACAACAACTTGTAAAGGCAAATTCTCATGGCAACTTCTTTAGTCCTGAGCAATGATATTGCAACAAGCCTCACGGGTGGACCCGGTTCTCCGAACGATGTCCATGCCGCTAACTTCGTACCCGCTTTGTGGTCCGATGAGGTTGTAGCGCAGTATAAGTCGAATCTGGTTCTTGCCAACCTGGTTCGGAAGCTCAATCATCGAGGCAAGAAAGGTGACACCATCCACATCCCGACTCCGGCTCGTGGCGTGGCAGTCAACAAGGTCGCACAGTCTGTTGTGACCCTCCAGCCGTTCGTAGACTCCTCTGGAGTCGGCGGCATCACGATCTCCATCAGCAAGCACAAGGAATACTCGCGCTTGATTGAGGATATCGTTGACGTTCAGGCGCTTCCTAGCCTTCGCCGGTTCTATACCGACGATGCAGGATACGCCATCGCAAAGCGCGTTGATCGCGACATTTTCTTTCAGTTAGCTGCGGGTACTACCGTTGCTGGCGTAGCCGGAACGGCTATTGAAGATGCGGCGACCGGCAATATCACTAGCGGCTCCACCTGGAGTGCGTTCATTGGTGACGGTTCGACTGTGTGGAACAGTGCGACCAACGGCAACCAGACGGATCTTACGGATCTGGGCATTCGTCGCGGTGTGTTCGCCTTAGACAAGGTGGATGCTCCGATGGCTGCGCGCTATCTGGTTCTCCCGCCTGTCACGAAGGCGCTGCTCCTCGGAGTTGCGCGCTTTACCCAGCAAGCCTTCACGGGCGAAGCTGGTCCTGGCAATACCATCCGTAACGGGCTGGTTGGTAACGTGTACGCTGTTGAAGTGTATGTGTCTAACAACCTGCCGGGTGTGTTGAATGCCAACGGCGGCGTGGCATCTGTGGCTTGGATGCTACAGCGTGATGCGACGGTTCTCGTCGAGCAGATGGGTATTCGTACCCAGCAGCAGTACAAGCAGGAGTTCCTCGCGGATCTCTTCACTGCTGATATGATCTATGGAACTGGCATGCTCCGCGGCGGAAGCGCTGTGGCATATGTGGTCCCCTCGATCCTTGACGCCTAATAGCGTTTAGCCCTTTGGGGGTGTGGGTAACACCCCTACCTAATTTATGACTACACGCATCAGTCCTAATTTCCGGCAGCAGATCCTGTGCCCTCAGCAGGTATCCGTCAATACGACGTTGACTGGCATGGATGCGTACAAAGTCTGGACTCATGTAGTCGTCGGTACCATAATATTTACGCTGCCCGCAGCTAAAGCGGGTGCAGGTCCGATGTATTTCTGTGAGCAGGCTGCTAACAACGTCATAGTTGTGCAGCCGCAAGCCACTGACCACATTGTAGGCAATGGCAACGGAGTTGCAGTTACTCTGAACACTGTAGGGGCCTTCTTAGGCCTGTTCTGCGAACTAAACGGTACATGGTCGATTATATCGGCTTCTCCCGGCGTAGCTGGAGCAGGAACGGTCAGTTCGGTAGGACTAGCCGAAGGCTCAATCTTCAATGTAACTGGTTCGCCAGTTACGACTTCTGGCACACTGACGTTAACGCTAAAGGCACAGGCTGTTAATACAGTATTCGCCGGTCCGACTAGCGGAGGCGCAGCCCAGCCTACGTTTAGAGCACTAGTAGCGGCAGATGTCCCTAGTTCGATTCTGCCGGGATCGTTTAGTGGATTCGCTATTCCAGCCAATAAAATCTCATTGTCTGTTAATGCCGCCGGTGTAGCTACTACCGCCCTTCGATCTGATTGCACTATCCAACTCGATGTGACGATTGCGCCGACGTGGACCGGCAAGCACATCTTTTCCGGCACGATCAACGGAGCCAACATAGTACAGTGGCAAGACGGCACGAACACCGCCGCAGTGTTCACCCAGAGCGCGCCCAACGCCGTCAACTTCGGCACGACCACAGCCAGCGAGCTTCATTGGTGGGCGAATAACGCCTCGCGTGTGGTTATTGGGACCGCTGGTAATGTCACCATCAATGCGCCAACTAGCGGCGTAGCGTTATCTGCCACTGGTTTCGCTGGTTCTGACACAGCAACCATCTTTGGCTCTGGCACCAGCGGACAATCTAAGGGGCTGCATGTCCTGGCAGGAACAACTGTCGCTGACTACGCAGTCACGATTGGTAACCAAGCTCAGACACTAAATTTCTTGCAGATTTTCGGCGACGGCTCCGGCACCCTTGGCCCCTCTGCGACACTTGGCCTAAGCTGGAATGCCGCCGGCAACGTAATAGTTGCCGCCCCCACTAGTGGGCGTGCCTTGTTAGTCAACAACGCCAGCGCTCAACCAGGGGTTGAGGTAAGCGCCGCTTCGGGATTAGCGGACGGACGCTCTGTCATGCGGTTCACGGCGTCTAAAACTACAGTGCAGCAGTGGGATATCGGCATCGACACGGGTGGCGGCACGAACAAATCGTTCGAGTTTCGCGACATTACGCGCAATGCCATCCCACTTCTCATCAACATTACAGGAAACATCATCGCAGCTGCGCCGACTACTGGTGCTGCGCTGTCCCTCCCCGCCGGCACCGCGACGGTATATCCGCTGCTTATAAATTCAGGCGTAACTTTAACGACGCCGGCGGCTGGCGCAACAGAGTTTGATGGTACGGCGGCCTATTTTACGCCAGCAGCGTCAAGTCGAGCTGTAATTGGTACTGAATACGTCGAGGTAATGTCAGGCACGAAAACGCTTGTCAGCCAAACCGCGGCGCAGGCCATTCTAAACGGTACTACTAATGGCGCGGTTACATTACCAATCGGTACATATGAGTTTGACTGCTTCTTCTCGCTTACCGCGCTGTCTGCCACATCAGGAGCCTTTGGTTTCGCCCTTGGCGGTACGGCGACTTTCACGCAGGCTTGGTGGGCGATAGCAGATAAGCCGACGGCGCTCGCAACCGCGGCTACGCCACAGATGACGTTTGACACTGCAGCGAACACCCTGATTGCTAGCGCAGCTACCGGCACTGTCGGCTACGCGCAAATCACCGGTATCATCCGCGTCACCGTGGCCGGCACGGTCATCCCGCAGGTATCGCAAACAACCGCTGCCGCAGCCGTAGTCGGCGCTAACTCATTCGCTCGCTTCCGCCCTGTCGGTAGCGCAACTGTTCAAAGCGTAGGCAATTGGAGCTAACGTGGCAGCTACATTCAGACAAATCGTAAACAACGTCCTTCAGAATATCGGATCTACGACGATTCCTGCCGGGCAAACAACTGTAACGGATACGTATCAGCTACAGATTTGCAACTTTGTCAATCATATCAAAGAGGAAGTCGAGGCGGCTACCCAATGGAGTGCATTATGGACACTATTCAACATCAACTATCTGTTCCCGAATACCACGCAGCAGGTCACGGATCAGGCGGTAGTGGGCAAGCAGGCGAACAGCAGAAGTTTCGTAGCCCGGATGTACAACCGACGGTTTGGCCGGGAAATAGGTCTGGTATTCAACGTAACGACCTTTGGTATACCGTTCCTTGTGGGGGAAATGCCTCTAGCGGACATTATCTATTACAATACGGTCCTAAATCAAACTCCGGTAGCATTCTCTACTAACTACGCGATACAGGATCTAGGTAATGATAACCTACAGATGCTCATGTATCCGGGGGCTAATGCGAACTTTATCATTGCTGCTACACTTGTGGTTCCGCAGCCTCGTATTGACGCCACTGTCGCTGGCACTGCTTGCCAGCCGTGGCTGGATTCCCGTTGGACAGGTAGTACGGTTGGCTTGGACAGCCCTGTACTTGTACCAAACTTTCCAATCGAGCTTGGAGCGTCATGGTATGCATTACAAGAGCGAGGAGAAGAATTAGGCACGTCCTCGATGTTTACTGAGGAGCGGTACAGAGAGGCTCTGGATGACGCGGTTACGCGCGATCCGGGCTCTACTGCTCTCGAAATGATTATAGCTTAGCCGTATGCCGCGCTTAGCCCGTGTCGCACCAAAACAGCAACTAGTCCCGCTAGATATAGTAGCTCCCGGCAATAAGGGATTGAATACTGTACAAGCTGGGCAGTTAATGGACCCTTCTTACGCTTCACAGGCGCTGAACGCTGTGATAGATACGGCCGGCCGGCTAGCTGCTAGGCAGGGTATTGTTAATCAGACGACTACGCCGTTGACTAACGTCGTTATCACGAACGAAGTTGAGGCGACGAGCGATGGAACGACTGTTAGTTTTTCTGGTACATTTCTGCATTCGCCTATTATTCCTAGTACTGTTACTGTCACGGCTGGTGCCGTAACGGCCACGGATAACGGCGCAGGACGGCTTAGCGGAGCAGGCGTATCTGGTACGCTGAATTATCAGACTGGCGATTTTACGCTAACCTATACCGTTGCTCCTACAAACGGTACGCAAGTCAAGGCAACGTATACTTATACGCCTAGTATCAAAGAGATTTTTGAGTACAACGCCGGCGATGGTACCTATCAGATCATTGTAAGCTGGGATGGCGGAGCCGCTAACGACATCATCAATCCGCAAGGCCATAGCATTGCTGGAACTGCCTCCCTAGCCAATGGCACATGGTTCTTACAGAACTTCAATAACAAAATGGTTGGGTTCCAGAACGGGCAGAAGCCAGCAGTATATACAAAGGCAGGCGGCGTCCTCAATACCATAGTGGAAACACAAGGTACATGGCCGCTTAGTAACGGTGTAGGAGCCTCTGCCTTTGGCCGCATATGGAGTGTAAGTCAATCTGACGGGCAGACTATCACGTACTGCGGCCTGCTAGACGAAACTGATGTAGGTTCTCCGTCTGCTGGCGTCATCAACATGCACAATATCTGGTCTGCTGGTACGGATCAGGTTACAGCCATATTCGCGTTCAACGCTGCACTAGTTGTATGTGGCCGCAACCACATCATCTTCTTCACAGATGGACGTGGTTCGATTATCGGTATGGACCCTACGCAGGCTTATGTCTTTGACGTACTGACTGGGACTGGCTGCACTTCCCAATGGACCGCGCAGCCGATGGGTGAATCTGATTATATCTTTCTGTCGTCTAATGGTGCCCAGAGTCTAGCACGCCTGACAGCAGACCGCAATAATCCTACATACAATCTCGGCAAGTATGTCCGCGATTCTCTGTTAGCACAGATTACCAAAGAGACGCCTAACGCACTACAGGCGACGTATAATCCACTGACTGGGTT